CGCTATATATAAGATAATGTGAGCAATTACATATTGAGGACAATGCAATGGCATTCATAGCTGCAAACCTAAAAAAGACAACTCCTTCGCAATTGCAGGATATTCAAGAAAGGTACACTTATCAATCAACTGACTCTTTTGATGATATTTTAGCAGAGGGTTATTTTTTAGGTGCATTTGATTGTTCGGCTTGCTTTGTGGTTGTTGACGTTACAGCGGGTGTAGGCTGGTTAACTATCGTTGTTGATTCAAATACAGGTACAGCAACTAACCAAAGTGGTATGCCAGCGGCGGGGGATGTTAGTAGGGTTGTTGAATCAGATCCAGCGTCAGAAGTTGCAACGTTGGGAGATGCTATTGCGTTAGTGTTATCCGGTGGAATTTTAGTTGGCGGCAAAGTTAACACGTTAGAGTATCATGCTGGCACTGTAATTGGCGGAAACTCTTACGTTTTACGAGATGCTGGTAGCTCAGGAGCTAGGCCTGCCCAAGACGTTGGTTCAATTATTCACATTGACGCAAGCACAACTGGTTTGTATTTTGAGGGATTGTTCCCAAATGGCGTAACACCTGAACAGTTTGGCCTTGTTGGTGATTATGTATTCTCAACACACACAGGAACAGATAACACAGTGCAAGCGCGACGTTTATTTAATTACTTGTCTGGTGCAGGTATTGAGTTAAGACTTAGTGCAGGGAGAAAGTATCTAACAGATACAATTTATTTAGGGCCTTATGATAACGCAGATTATCAAGCTAAAGCGGGGCGCGTAAAGGTGACTGGGCCAGCGCTAGGTATAGCAACTGGAGACATAGAGCCGCAAGGTAGCGGTTTTGCACATAAAAACGGATCAGCGGATAAACTTTTTAGTATCAGAGGAGTTTATGAGATAGAAAATCCTGGCAACTCTGGTAGAGCTATTAAATTTGATAATGTTATGCTTATCGGTGGAAACGCTACAACCGACATTTTGTATATAGAAGACTCACACGGAAGTATCGCGCTAGATGATACTGTTATACGTATCAGAAACTCGGCAGGTAACGGGTTAACGCAGAAAACAGTCTGGGACATAACCACTAAAAACGTGTTTATCCGTGGCGATGCCGACCCAGATGATCCCACTAAAGATGCAACATGGACTGGCATAGGCCATAATATTTTATCAGGCACGTCAAACGGGCAAGTAAATATGAACGTTCATTTAAACATGAACATATATAAAACTGGCTATGGTAGACGAGTAGGGCGTAGGGCAGAAACTAGCGGAACTTTTGGCCCTATTGTTATAACAGGTGGTCAGGTATCCAACTGCCAGCAGGAGGGCGAATGGCTTGATGGTGGGGTGATAGCCTTTACATCTATCGGGCATCAATTCGAGGCTTGCAGATTAAGCGGATTAAGGCTAGACAGCAATGGAGCAAATGATTTACCAAGAGGTATAAAATATTCAAGCCCATATTTTACAGAAAACGGAAAGATAGAAGACGGTAGCAACGAGTCATTTGCTATCAATATTGTTGATTCTGTTGGTGTTGATATTGATATGCCAGTATTTCAAAATGCAGGTAACGGAATTTTAATAAATTGTACCGCTGGCGCATCAAATACTGTTATTAACAAACCTATGTTTAGGACTATCAGAGCTTATGGACTTGCTTCTGGGGTTGGCGTTAAGTTAGTAGGAGGATCTCAAGGAGAAGGTAGAACAAAGGTAATTAAGCCAATATTCAACCAAAACTTTTTTACTAACTTTACAGACGCTTCAAATACTCTCGCAGCGTCTAATGCTGGTGGAAGGTTGTCAATATCAGGTAATAGCGCAACCCCAAGTATTTTAAAGGGCGGCACAACTGGCAGTGAATCTGTAAGAATTGCAAACTTTAACAACTCCTCTGCCACAACAGTAACAAACATTACCGGCGGCATTGAGTTCCAAGAATTGACGGTAACTTTTAGTAATACAAACACGACTATTGCTAACAATGCCAATATATTACTTAAGGCTGGGGCTAACTATACCCCTCCAACAAGCAAGCATATATTGAAGCTATATTACCAAGATTCACAATGGAAAGAGATATAAACGAACAAACCATTAATATGTAGCTAGTCAATAGTTATAGATAAAACCGCCTCGCTGTATGAGGAAACATAGTACAGCGAGGGATAATGGCAGAAGAAATGTTAAGCGATACAATAGAGTCAAAACAAAGTAAAATACAGTAAATAATTAAAGGTATATAAAAAATGGCATTCATAGCTGCAAACCTAAAAAAGACTACACCGTCACAGCTTCAGGATATCCAAGAGCGGTATACCTATCAATCTACTGACTCATTCGACGAGATTCTAGCGGAAGGTTATTTTCTAGGCGCGTTTGATTGCTCATCTTGTTTTGTGGTGGTTGATGTAACTGCTGGTGTTGGCTGGTTTAGTATTGTTGTTGACTCAAATACTGGTAGCGCTGCATCTGGTGGTGGTGAATATGGAAGTTCAATAATAAAAGCCCAGACATTGGCCGATGCTGTAGCACTTGCGCCACTTGTACCAATTAATACAGTTATTCAAACAGTAGAATATAACTCAGGAACAGCAATTGGTGGGAACACTTACCAAGTATTAGACGCTGGAAGTTCAGGCGCTAGACCTGCCGAGGACGGTGGATCTGTTTTTCATGTTGGCAGCGCAGGGCTTTACATTAAAACTATATTTTTAGGAAGTAAAATCGATGTTCATTCATTCGGCGCGATTGCAGGATTTGCCAGCGATAGCGCCGCAGCTATTACCGCCGCCGATTTATATGCAGCGACAAATAGTAAAACATTAGTAATAAACGGCAATTTGCGCACTAATTCACCGGTTAATTTTACAGCTAAAGCGATTGAGGCGAATTGTATAATTCAGAGAACTTTAGCTAATGAGCATGCAATAAGCTTTGCAACAACAGTCAAAAACGTAACTGGCGACATATACACTTACTTTGACACTAAGCCGAGCACGCAAACATTAGCATGCGGGTTTCTTTTTAAGTCAGTTATCCACGCCTCCTTCGCTTGTCGCTTGCGTTGTGAAAAGGTGTATAGTGGATTTAAAAACGACAAAGACGACCCTGCATTGGGTACGAGCTGGGGGAACTGTTTTAACGTTATGCAATGCCGAGATTTTGTAACAAAAGCTTATGACTGGGATAATAACGGAGCAGGAGCAAATACCAGTAATTTTTGTGCAAGCGCTTATATAAATGGCAAGTCATTTAATAGCGACACATTAAATGATGTTAGCGCGCCAATACTAGAGTTTAATAATTCAGATGGATTCGTTTTTGGAACATTAAACATCGAGTGGTGCAAGCTACTAACAGCAGGCGCTTTTATAAAATCAGTAAACGAAACATCTATAATAATTGACAGCCTACACTTTGAAGGTAACGAGGTTATTAGAAGCGGGGATTCGTTCATTTTTCAAGCATCTGCAACAGGCGCAAATGCAAATTTTAATATTGCTAACTTACATATGAATAATATCACTCAAAATACAGGAAGATTATTTTTAGCGGGGGCGCTTAGCACCCCAATCGGCCAAGTTAAAATAGAATCGATTGGCGGCACAGTGTCGTCAAATTCTTTTAGTGATTTCAGGGCGATATTAACCACTGCAACCGCTGATTTTAGCGTTGATTTTGGCAAAGCTAAAAACTACAGCAGTTACTTAACATCGTTAAGCGCTGGATCAGTTAGAACAAATTACGAGCCTAGTTTGTTCATCGGTAACGAGCAGTTTAATGTAAATGTAACGGTTTCTAACTACGCAAGCGCCACGCTAGACGCCAAAAAAGGACCGCGCGTTAAATACACTGGTACTTTCCCAGTGAGTATTACAAATATAACTGCAGCACAGCTTTATCCAGCAGAAAACAATCGTCGCATTGAGTTTGTTAATAATGCGTCAGGCTCACAAATAGCTAGCGGCGGCAATATCGACTTGAACGGCAGAACATCACCAGTTACTTGGGCAAGTGGAAACACAAAGGCTATTTTTGAATATGACTTTGAGCGATCAAAGGCTGTTTTAATAGGTGTTGTATAATGACTATTTCAGCAACATCAACAGGGGTAGCAATCGCTGTCGCATTTAAAGATTAATTAAATAACCTCGCTGTATGAGGAAACAATCAGCGGGGAGTTATGGCAGAAGAAAAGCTAAGCGATACAATAGAGTTATACAGATTTAAAGAGTTTGATAATACTTACTCTAGTATATGCGTCTTAGTGTATGACGGTAACACTGTAATCATCAAAGGGATATCAAGTGCCATAGATTTTAGTGACGCAAGAGAGCTAACAGAACATCTATTAATACAAGGTGTTGATAAGTGTTACTATGAGCGCAGAAAGAAAACAGGAACGCTTTACAAAGAATGGTCACTTAATGGCAAGTGTAAAGTAACTAAAAAATAGATAGGTTATCTCGTTATTAACGGGATAATACAATTAAACATTCGATAAAATAGAAAGGTGATTTATGGCAGTTAACAAGGGAGGTAGACCAACAGTTATGACTGAAAGTACAGTCAACAAACTTGAGATGGCTTTCTCATGGGGCTGTACTGATATGGAGGCTTGTTGCTTCGCTGATATATCAAAACAAACGTTATATAATTACTGCGATGCTAACCCTGAGTTTTTTGACCGAAAAGAGCTATTGAAAAATCAACCTATTATGAAAGCTAAAATGGTTGTCAATGGCGCGCTTGACGATAAGGACATAAACACAGCTCATAAAGTCATAGACCGCAAAGAAGGACAGAAGATTAACCACATATCAACTGATGGCAGTATGTCACCATCAAAGCCAGCAAGAGACATATCAGATGATGAATTAGCTGAGTTAATCAACAGTAATGATAAGTAAAAAGGAAGCGGCAAAAGAATTGCTATTTAGGCGAAACGCTCGCACTGATTTACTTTCATTTGTCAAATTCATTAAAGACGATTACATAGTATCTACATTTTCAATAGAACTATGCGCTGCATTAAATACATTTTATGATGATGTTAAGGCAGGCAAAAGACCTATTCTTATTGTAGAAGCCCCGCCACAACACGGCAAATCAGAGCTAGTAAGTAGGATGCTCCCGCCTTGGCTTTTTGGTGTTGACCCTACATTATCGATCGGTGGCTTGTCGTACGGCAAGGATTTAGCATCAGATATGAATAGAGATATCCAACGCATAATGCTTGGCGATGACTATAAGACGCTATTCCCTGAATCTGCTTTAAATAAAAAGCGTGTCGTGTCTATCGAGGTAGAAGCCAAACGAAACTCAGACATTTTTGAAATAATAGATAATAAGGGACGATACATATCTCAAGGCGTAGGCGGCCCACTAACAGGTAAGCGCCTAGATATTGGTATTATTGACGACCCTATCAAAAATTCCAAAGAGGCGATGTCAAAGACCGTGAAGGATTCAATATGGTCATGGTATTGCACTGTTTTTTTAACTCGACTATCAAAGAATAGCGGCCAGATTATCATGGCTACAAGATGGGCTGTTGATGACCTATCTGGAATGATTTTAGAGAATAATAAGAATGTTAAGCGGCTGTCATTCCCAGCTATAAGTGAAGAAGGCGAGGCTTTAGTTCCTGAGCTGCATCCGATAGAAAAGCTATTAGAGGTAAAGGAGACGGTATCAAGTCACTTTTGGTCTGCAATGTATCAGCAGTCGCCAACTGTATTAGGTGGAGGTTTATTTAAGGGTGAATGGTGGAAATATTATACTGCATTGCCACAAATAACGCATCGCGTCATATATGGTGATACTGCGATGAAGACAAAAGAGCAGAACGATTACTCTGTTTTTCAATGCTGGGGTAAAGGTATTGACGGGCGCATCTACCTATTAGACCAAATTAGGGGGAAGTGGGAAGCACCGCAACTATTGCAGGTTGCTAAATCATTCTGGATTAAGCATAAATCAGCGCAGAATTTAGGCACATTAAGAGCTTTAAAAGTAGAGGATAAAGCAAGCGGCACTGGCCTTATTCAGCAACTAAAAACAGAAAGAATACCAATATCAGGCATACAGCGAAACGTCGATAAAATCACTAGAATGTTAGACGGCTCACCACAAATTGAGGTTGGCAATGTTGTTATACCATCAAATGCAGATTGGTTATCTGACTACACCACAGAGTTCGAACAAGCACCGAATGGGGCATATGATGACCAAATCGACCCCACACTAGATGCTATTAGTGATATGCTCGTAACTACAAGCGGCTTTATTTTTGCTTGATAACACTAAACATTGCTATAATGCAAGAAAACTTAACAGGGGCGCACAATGTGGCCGTTTGACACTAAATTAATTAAGCAAGAACTGCCCAGCGTCCAGAGTCAAGTTAGGATGGCAATTAAGTCGGTTACTATTCCACAGGCTGCACCGGCATGGAAGTTATTTGCTAAAAAGGATGCTAAGTGGGATATACAAACCGCAATAGATGAAGGCTACAACGCATCAGCAGCCGTTTATACGTGTGTTGAAAAGCGTGCTAAGTTGATGTCTGCTGTGCCTTGGGTGGCTAAACGAAAACTAAGAGACGGAACATTAGAAGACGCGCCTGACTCACCACTACAAGCATTGATTGACAATCCTAATCCCGACACAAGTTGGATGGAAATTATCTATGAGATTAGCCAGCAATTAGACCTAGCTGGTAACTGCTACATATCAGAGATTAAAGCGGGTGCTGCAGGTATGCCTGTTCAATTGTGGTTATTGCCATCTCAATACGTAAGCCTTAAAGCTGGTAAAGAAAAGCTAATTGACTTATACGAATATCAAGAAGCAAGCTCAGCTAAATTTAAAATCGACGCTGATGATATGATTCACTTACGCCTACCTAATCCAAACAGCCGATACTTTGGACAGCCTGTACTAATGGCAGCAGGTCGGGCAACTGACATAGATAGAGAATCGGGCATTTGGCAAAAGACCAGCCTAGAGAATCGTGGTGTCATTGATATACATGTAGAAGTACCCGACACACTGCAGCAAGACCAAATAGACGCAATTAAGGCAACAATCAAAGAAAAGCAGTCAGGCCCAAAGAATGCCCGTGAGCCGTTAGTATCATCTGGCAAGATTAACAACCTAGGTCAAAATGCTGTTGAAATGGATTTTGTTGAGTCACGCAAAGCGGTATGGGCTGAGATATGTGCAGTATTTGGCATGTCAATGTCAGACCTTGGATTTACTGAGAATGTAAACCTAGCCAATGCCAATGCTATGCAAAAACAATTATACGTCAATACAATCATACCTAGTCTTGAGTTAGTCAAGCGGCAACTAAACTCGCAACTATCAAGAGAATTCGGCCCTGAGTACTGCCTAGAATATGACCTGTCAAATGTTGAGGCATTGCAGGAGAATTACACCGAGAAGCTAACCAACGGGGAAAAGTTGTGGCGTATGGGTTTCAGCCTTTCTCAAATCAATAAACGTCTTGAACTAGGCTTCGATGATGCTGACATACCTGATGAAATGCTTGATAATAGTTCGGATAATGTTGATCCTAATGTTGATAATAATCAAGTTGACAGCCCGACTGACATCCAAAAGGTTGCGCTTAATGGCGCTCAAATATCTTCACTTAAAGACGTTATAATGTCGGTATCAATGGGTGAATTAACGGCTGAATCAGCTATTGCATTACTGCTTGTTGCATTCCCATCTATTGATAAGGAAATTATATCTCAGATGGTTAATTCTGCATCTTCAATATTAATAGACCAGCCTGACCCTAATATTGATGCGCCTAGTGCAAATGACGCACAAGTTAAAAGATTACTAAAGGCGGTAGGTTATGGCGCGTAGGTCAATAACAGGACTTGCACCACAGCGAGAGCAGGCATTAACTGAACGGATGACGTTAAGGCTTGCGCGCGCGTATGAGCCACGTATTACACGCGAGATATACC